GCCATGTTATGCTCCCATCAATGCTTTTATTTCATCATCATCTAATCCAAGATCTTTTAACTTTTGTTTGCCTGATGCTTTTTTATTTTCTGCTTCTGTATCTGCATCTTTTAATTCTTGTATCTTTGCATTAACATCAGCTTCACTTGGCATCGTTGCACCTTCTTTTATAATCTTTATGTACTTGTATTGCATACGTTCATTGTCAGGAATTTTGTTACCATCTTCATCGTGTGTTTTCCAACCATACCACATACCACCATTAAATGTAGTAAGTGCATCTTGTAAATAATCTTTTGCCATAATTTATCTCCTATGTATCTGCCAATCTTATAAATGTAAATGTTAATGTATTTGATGTTGTACTACATTCATATTTACTTCCTGAACCAATACTACCAACAGAAAAACTACATTTTACATTTGAAACATCTGTAACATCTATTAAAGATTGTATTGACATACTTGCACTTACATTATCACTTCCATCATTTGCCGATGCAACACCTGTAAATGAACTGTTGTCTGTTGTTACATTAAGTGAAAGGCTAACACTATCTGTTCCACTAACATTAACATTACCAGAATTAGCCATTACTAAATAAATCCCTGTTGCTGGAAAAGTAAAAACACCAGAACTTTCAGACATCTGTAAATCTGTAATAGTGCCTTGTCCAGCAGTATCTATTCTTTCGATATTTGAAGCTACTGGATCTGCATTAGAAGTAATATTTGCAGTTACTCTAAATTGATCTGCAACTGTAATACCACCACCTTTAATAAGTGAGTAATCAATTCTTTTTAATGTTCCAGCATCTGATACTAAAAATTCGTCTGTATCTGCTGGTGCAGTTGCTAATTCTGTTTGTCCTGAAATAAAATTATTACTTGCTTTAGCTGCTGTTACAGTATCATCTGATGGTACTCCAAGATCAAGAACATTACCAAGTAACATTATAAAATCTATAACATCTCCTGTTGCTAGATTAGATGCAAAAGTAATTGTTGAACCTGAAACTGTGAATGATGAGTTTGGTTTCTGCAAGATTCCGTTCAAGCTGACCAGCATGTGGTTCGCACTTTCTGGCACTACATTTACAGATGATACTTGCATTGTGTAAGCCGCTTGTCCATTGACTACACTTATTGCATCACAAACTTGAAAGTTTCCTACTATTGGTTCTTTTCCTATATATGCCATAAATTATTTCTCTTCTTTTGGTTCAACATATTTTGTTAATAATTCAGACTCTATTTTTGTAAAACCTAAATTTATAAATTTATCGTAAGATGTTTTTCTTGCATTTAAAAGTAATTCTTTTTTTTCTCTATTTTCTTTTCGTTGTTCAAAAGCTAAAGTTTGTGAGTCTCTAAATTTTTTTTCTTCTTCAATAGACATTTCAACTAATTTTCCATCAACTGATTTTTTCATTATGCTTTTCTCCCGTATAATGTATAGTGATACTCATTTATATTACCACTATCATAAAATAGTCTTACATGAGTTGCGGCAGTTGTTGCTGATGTAAACAAAACTCCGCTACCATGTATACTTCTAAAACTAGGAGTCGTATCCATTCTATAACCTCTCCATGAACAAGTATTGTAAGAATTATAGTTAGAATCTGCTATTGATGTATCAATATCCATAATAAAATAACCACCATGAGCAACATTTGAACCATGATTTCCAGATACAACCATTTGTGCTTCGTTTGCACCATGTTCAGGGTCGCTATCTGTATCACTATTAATATTAAGATGACCCCAATAATAACTATTTTCAAGATAACTTGAACCACCATCTACTGATAATCTTAAATTTGGTTTCGCATTATCTGTTGTTGGAAACATTCTTATTAAAAGCATATAACTTCTAAATCCTGATGTTAAAGCAATATCTAAAGTTGTAATATCTGTTTCACTTTTTGCAGTAGATATTTTTTCAAAATCTTTACCACCGACTAAACTTGCATCTAATCTTTTTAAAACTCCAGCATCACTAATTAAAAATTCATCTGTATCTGCTGGTGCAGTTGCTAAAGCATCAAAACCTGAAATAGCAGTATCGCCAATATGTGTAGAATTAATTATATCTGCCGCAATATCTGAACTTGTTAGAGGTGCTGGTGTTGGAGTTTTGCCAATATAGCCCATGTGTTACTCCTATGTTATTTCTAATATTGATAATGTTGCGTCCAATTTTGCCGCTACCGAACAATCTATTTTTAAAATATCAGTTGCTTGTAAAACATATTTACCACCTGATAAAACTTCTAATGAACTTCCAGCAGGAATAGTAACACCATCAATTAATTTTACTGTTTCGTTTGTTTCTGTATCTGATGTGTCTGATACTAATTGAACATCTGCTGTAACTGATGTTGTGTGAACATTACAAAGTGTTAGTCCAATTACAATAGTTTGAGTAGAAGATGGGCAAGTGTATAATGTTAATGGTGTGCCTGAACTTGCTGGCATAGCCGCATTTGTTTTTACTTTAAATGTATTTGCCATAATTTCCTATCCTAACGCAATCGCTAAAGCCGCCGCTTGTGGGTCTGTTTCTGATATTGTTCCTGTGACCGACATTGTACTACTTATAGCATTTGTTGATGTGTTAATACTAAATAATTCTATATTATCTGAGCCATCATTTATTTTAACTTTTAATGTATTTGAAGTTCCATTATCAACCCAAATCGTGCCTGTGGCTACTGATGCTGGTGCAGAACTTCCAACGTGCATTGTATTTAATGCCGCTAAAATATTATTCAGTTCTGTTCTAAAACTTGCAAAACCCTGATTTGCTAAAACTACATCTGATACTTGACTCATATATTCCTTTTATTTCATTTCTACTAAGATTTCAAGCCATGTCCTACAACTTGATAATCAAATGTTCTGCTTATTCCAACATTACTACTATTATAAAATTGAATTGTAAAGCCTGTTTTAGATTTACTTGTAATTTGATAATAGTCGCCTGAAACTAATCCTTGTGCCGATATGCCTATTGATGGAGTTGCAAAAAAAGCATTGGTAAATGTTATAGTCGTTCCTGATGCACTTGATACTACATCTTCTCCTGACTCTGTTCTTTTTTCCATATTTACCTTAAATTGCAACTCGTGAACTTTTGCTCTTACTTTGTTATCATCACTTGTTATCTTACATCTGAATTTAAAAAATCTACCTTTTATGGTGCTTTGTTGTGCAATCTTTTGAAAGGTAGTTATATTATCTAAGCTAGAGTCATCAAAACCAACTTGAACTTCTGCACCACATTGAATTTCAGGTGAACCATCAAAAGGTGCTTTTGCATCTTCAAATAATGATGCACCTCTACCTGAATCAAATAAATCGTACTCATCTTCTGAACTCATACTAGCAACTGCACCTAAATTAGTATCATAAACGGCATCTAGTGTAAGTGTATTTGCAAAATCATAAAACCCTGATGATTGAACATTAGCCGTAAAATTTGTTGGATTAGATGTAGAGTCTGTGCCACCTAAATCAAATACACCCTCTGCGGAATCTACATTACCAACTAAACTATCTACTTGTGTTATAGTATCTAAGATCAATACTTTTCTACCAGCATTATCTTCAGATATTGCAACATTACTATCTCTTGTTCCTAAAAAATCTGCCATTATTCACTCACAGTTAAAACATTTGTAAAATTTTGTAATCCTGAAATGTTAGTAGATACAATAGATGCGTTAGCTGAACTGTTACCTAATTTATCTACAGCTTTTATGCAAAAACTTCCTGTTACTGCATTTACAACTAAGGCATTTGATTTTCTTCTTACAACTTTTGCAAGAGGTGTACTCTCATTCCAAGTTGCACCACTTGTAACATTTTGAAACCTAACTTCATACCAAGAAATATCTAAATCTGTTACAGGAGTCCAAGATAACTCCATTTGATTAGAACCGACCAAACTTACTGATAAATCTGTTACATCTGATGGTGTGTCGGTTGCACCAACTACTGTATGAGTTGCAGATGTAAATGTTGAATTTACACCTAAACTATTTATTGCTTTTACTCTTACATTATAAGTTGCACCATCAATAACATTTAGAAACTCATGGTTTAGTTGTGTACCAACAGAAATAATTTTAAAATCTGATTCTGTGCTTTGTTTTGCTTCTACTTGATAGTTTGATACAAATTGGTCAGGACTTGCACCTATAGCAATATTTAATCTCGTAATCGTAATTCCATCTGCATATTCAATCATTTCATCAGATAATGTTACTGAAGCTGGTGGTTGAATAGAAAAAGGATTTGGTAAGTTTGTCGATGGTGTAGATGAAACTTGTGTTTTACTTGCAAATGTATAATGACTTGCTTGATATTCTATAAGTGTCAAAGATATTGTAAAATCTTCATTAAATGTAATACCCATAACTCTAAATGCTTTTGCAGAAAATCCTAATGATGCGTGTGTAATATTAACTATATCTGCTATTGCTAAATCATAAGCATCAAACCCTACATTTATTTCTAATGATAAAGCTTCTCTTGATCTTCTTAAAATTATCTCTGCCATTTCTTCTGCTTGATATGGAGAAGTTAATGTCTTGAAATCAAACTTGCCCTCTAACAAAAAACCACCATCAGCAGTTTTCATCGTTGCGTGTTGGTCTGCACTTGTCAAACCACTATCATCTACAGGGGGAAACTGAACTTCATCTACTTGGAAGTTTCTATCAGGATTTACAAATGATACTATTACTCGATTATATTTATCATTTTTACTTGGACTTGCTAAATTATATCCACCAATAATATCATCTTCTGTAAGTGTGATAGATGCTGTGCCTGTAGTTTCAATAATTAATTTATACTTTCCACTTGTATATGGTAAAAAACCTCTACAACCTTTTAATAACTCTCTTACATTTTCTATAACTTTTTTTGATGTATCTAAAACAGCATTACAATCAAATAAATTTATATCACTACCACCTGAGAATGGTGTAACTTGTGTATCACAGACAACTGAAGCATCTCTAAAACTTTGTAAATCAATATCAGCAGTTGGTATTCCTTTTCCATATCTTTCATTTCTTAAATAATCTAATAAACAAAAAGCTGGATTAGCTGAAAATGTTGGTGATGATTCAACTAAACTTGAATTAAGTGTTACAATCTTTTTACCTTGAACTAATGCTTGGACTTTTGGAATACTATTGAATGCGTCTTGATTCCAAGTAAATCTTATCGCTAAATATGCTAGTCCTGACAATTTATGATTTGAACCCCAAGATGATAATGTACCTAATAAACTTGATGCACTTTGACCATCAGAACCAAAGTGAGGTTCTAATCTAATTAAACTTGCAGAGTTTTTATAAAAATTACTATCTGAACTTGCTACTTCAACTTCTGTATTATCAGCTAAACTTGATGCAAATGTAACTACTTTATCATCTACTCTTATTTCAGTAATACCATTTATTTCACCCTCACACATAACAAGAGCCATGTATAAATAAGTGTTATCGGTTCCTGAAGTTTCCATAAAAACTCTTGTTCCACCGACAAGTCTTGTTCCATAGATTACAGGAATACTTGCATCATTACTTTGTTTATTAAGTAATATACCTTTTTCAAAATCATCAAAATCTGTTGTACCAAAATCAGGAATATCAATATCTGGCATTAACCAAGATAAAGGTTTAGTAATTATTTTAACAACTGACTTGAATATTTTTGTTACAGATTTAAATATTTTTCCAAAACCCATTATGGTCTCCCCCACTTAATATCAAGGACAGTTTGACTTGAAAAATCCATACCAACATCTGTTGAAAAAAATCTTTGTTGTGATGTATTATTTGTTTTTCTACCAGATCGTTTTTCGAAGTCTGCCCAATGGGAAACTATACCTAAATTTACTGTACTTTCGTTTTGATTTTCATTGATTGAAAAAGTATCTATTTGACCATCATACAATAAAAAAGGGTCAGCTATCAAAGCATTTGAATCATCAAGAAAACCTCTGAATATTTTAACACTATCATTAACTACGTTTTCATTTAAACAAGTAGATATAAATGTTTGGTCTGCACCTGATAATGTTAATGTTAAACTTGTTTTTGTAACATCTGTTTCTTCTGTAAAATTAGAAACTCCTAAAATAAAATCTGATGATGTATATGTAACACTCGAACCTGATACAGAACTTGTAATTGGAAAAGAACAATCTGTTATATTTACAGGAGTTCCAAATCCAATAGTAATAAGATGAATTGGTCTAATATCATTTGTCGCTAGTTCGTTCTTTACTGCTGTTGTTAATGATCTCGTCATATTTTTCGTAACTTCTTCTGTTTATCTTTATACCATCAAAAACTTTAAATTTAGCATTTTTTGTTGGTTCATTATATTTACCTAAATCATTGGTAGTAAAGTCAATGTTTTCTTCGTCTATTATTTCTTCTGCAATAGCATCAACATTAATCCAATACTTTACTTTATATTTCATTATAAAGCTTCTTCAACATCTAACTCAAACTGATATAAAAGGTTTCCATCTTTGTCAGCACCTACAGCACCAAATTCTTGAACATCATTTGTAAGATGAACTGTAAATGGAACATTGTCGTAAGTTACAACCGAGTCATCTGCAAGAGCAGTAGTAAGCGGTGGTTCTATTGTTACAGTAGCCGCATTAGATGAACTTGTAACATCAGAAACAACCATATAAACTTTATCATGTGATGCAAACTTTATAAAATCACCAGCTTTAAAACGACCAGCACCATCACTAGCAAATGCGTCCATAGCAATAGTCGTATCTCCAACTGCATGAACTCCATTTACTAATACTGTTCCTGTTTCACTTCCTCTTGCATCTTCTATTTCTGGTGGGATTATTGTAAAATTTTCTTTTCTTGATCTTTGCTTCATAATAAAAGCCATCAATTCACCATAAATATCTGATCTTTTTCCTACAATTATTTTTGCAGTAAAAGCAAATCTTTGACCATCAATTTGTCTTGCAAGTTTTTTACCTGAGTCTGATTTTGATATAATTGTGTTTTGGATAGACTTGATGCCCATTGTTGAAAATGCAGAACTTGATATTGGGAATGCACCTGACATTAAATTAAATTACCTTGACCCTTTTCGTTTAAAGATTGATTGATTAATTGAGATATAGTTCCTCTTGATCTGACAAGTAATTCTTCAAAACCACTTGCATCAACAGTATTGATGTTAAAATTTACATTTACAGGACTTCCATTTGTTCCTCTTGCTGATTGTGTAATTTGTCCTGATGAATTTGGTATAAACATTTCAGCACCTCTTTCGCCAACTATTGTTGGTTGTCCTTTTCTTACTGCACCACCACTAGCAAAAAATGGAAGTTTAAAACCACCTGAAGCAAAACTAAAAGCCGCCATAGCCGCTTGTAAGCCAAGTTGTTTTTCCATCTCTCTTGATTGCATTCTTAATGAAGCGGTTTTATCATCTTCGTTTTTCAATATTGTTTTTGTTAATAATTTTTCAATACCAAGTAAAGCTATTCTCTCAATAGTTTTTGCAACTATTTCTACAAGTATTGATTGTGCTAATTGTTTAAGAGATGCGTTCAAATCTTTACCTAATACTACTGCTTCAGCTAAACTTTTTGAAACTGAACCAACAGATTTAGTAATACTACCAACAATTTCTTTTGATAAGTCAAAAGCATCATTTTGCTTTTTAATACCATCTCTAATTTTTTCAAATAATGTTTGTTGCTTACCTAATTTAACATTTGTATCATCAACTGATTTACCAACTTTGTCAATTTCAACAACTAAAGGAATATCTTTACCTAATAATCTTAATAAGTTTTCTACTTGTCGTCTTACAAATCCAACTGCTCTTGCTACTGCTCTAACTGCGGCGGCAAATGCTTTTACAACAACAGTTAAAGTTTTACTAATTGCTCTACCTATTGCTTCAAAGTCTGCTGAGTTTGCTTCTATAAATTCATTTAAAGATTTAAATTCTTTTTTAAGTTCATCAAAAAATCCCTCTCCAGCTACATTTCTTTTAAAATTAAAAAGTTTATCACCAAGCATTGATAAAGTACCTGTGAATGTATTTGCTAATTCGTCAGTTGCTTTTCCAAATCTACCACCTTGACCGAATACTTTTTCAAAAGCTTTTATTGTTTCCTCTGCCGAAACAGTTGCACCAGCACTAAATCCTAATAAATCTCTTACACCTCGTTCTCTAAAAATATCTGCTGAAGCAATACCACCAGCAAATGATCTTTGTATTTGTTCTGCTGTTGTAGCAAAATCTAATCCTGTTACTGCCGCAACATTACCTGTGATTTCTAAAATTTTTGATAGTTGGTCTGCATCTCCAGCCACAACCGCAAGATTACCTGATGCTTGTTGAATTTGCTCTAGTGAGAATGGAACTTTAGCGGCAAAGTTTGCCATAACATCAAAAGCTTTTGCACCCTCTTCGGTAGAACCAAATAATTGTTTTAATCTAACTTGTAAATCTTCTATACTTCTTCCTGTACCAACTATTGATCTGATTGCTAGACCACCACCAAGTCCTACTAAAGCACCTTGAACTGAAAATATTGAATCTTTTAAACCTTTTAATCTTCCTCTTACACCTTGAAAAGCTTGTTGTGTTTTATCTTTTGCTGTTATGTTTATCTTTAAATTTTGTGCCATTATTTATACTTTGACTTATTTATTGCTTCTTTGTGTTCCTCATTTTCTATCATAAAATATGATACCCAATGGTTATACTCCCAAACTTCCATTTTTAAAAGTTCGGATAAAGTTATTTTTAATCTATCTGCTACTGTAAGTAAATTCTTAATTTCAGGTGTAAATTTTAGTTTTTTTTTAAATCGTCTATTGAGGGAACTAAAACCATCTTTTGTGCTATGCGTTGCAGAATATTTGGGTCTGCTTTTTCCATTAAAGTCTGTTTATCTTCAAGCTTAAATATTTTTTTACCATCTTTATCTAAAGCTTTCATAACTAAAACATCAGCTAAGATTGCTATGTCATTAAGATTATCTGATTTTTTTAAGAGTCTATTTTTTTCTAAAAGTGTTATAGGATTCCAATATAAAATGACAGGTTTGCCATTCTCATCTTTCCATTCTGAAACTTCCATAGATTGAACACCTATGTTTTCAAAATGTGATTTAGCGATGTCAATAACTGACATATATTAATATTATTCAGTTCCTATTGTTAAAGCACCTGTTCCTTGAAAAGTAACACTTCTTGCAACTACTCCATCAAGCGGTTGATTTACACTCATTCCGGTAACAATACCTGAACCCTCAAATTTTCTATCACCTGAACTAGAACCCTCTGGTAATAATTTGAATGTTAAAGTTGTTCCAGCCGTCATTTGAATTTGTGCTGAATCAGTTTCGTCAAAGTGCATT